AGACAACGGATACGATTTTCGCTTGAATGAATTGACTGATGCCATTGAGTGTCTTGACCCCAAAACAAGGGTGTTCGAAAAAATGACTGACGGCGTGGAATTCGCCATCCGCCAGCTCGCACTGAGCAATGGTTTATCAAAGAATAACATGAGTGAAGTTATTCGGGTAATTGCAGAAAACAATAAATATCATCCTATAAAAGACCACTTAAACCGTTTGCAATGGGACGGGAAACCGCATATTGCGCAATTAGCCTCTTATGTCACAGATTCTTACGGTATGTTCCCGCTTTATCTTGAAAAATGGATGGTAGGCGCCGTTGCTAAACTTTTTGACGGTGGTATTCGCAACCCAGTCTTGGTAATGGATGGTGCTCAAATGATTGGGAAAAGCACCTTCGTTCATAACCTGTGTTGGGATTCGCGATATATCAAAGAAGGCGCGATTAAACCGGATAACAATGACCATGAAATTGATTTGACTCGAAAATTTATCTGGGAAATATCAGAACTCGAAAATACGACTAGCAAAGCGGCCGTTGGAGCACTAAAAGATTTTCTTTCTCGCGTTTATGTTACAGCTCGCGCACCATATGGCAGGCATCCAATGGAAAAGACTTCCATCACATCATTTATTGGAACAGTAAATAACATGGGGGGATTTCTTAACGACGATTCTGGTTCTACACGATTCCGCGTAAGCCATATCACTGCAATTGATTTCGATTATACAAAGGTTGATATCAATCAATGTTGGGCTGAGGCTGTGATGCGCTACAAAGCCGGGCAACGAAGTGATCTTTCAAAAAAAGACGAGAAGAAAACACGAGAAATAAATGATCAATATCAGATGCCAAATCCAATAGAAGATGCAATAAAACAGTTTTTTATTATTGATCCAACAGATACAGTTAATTTTTGCACATCATTTCAAATTCGAACAGTGCTTATAGATAAAGACTATGGAAATTTACAAGGCAGAGATTATTCACCTCAGAAAATGGCAAGTGTACTCAAAAAACTTGGTTGCGAGAGAACGAAAAAGAAATTTTCTGGAAATACTACTGCATGGATTTATTATGGAATTCGAGTTAAAAGCGGAGTTTTGATGCCATCTTTACCATAAAACGACTTTATGTCTGGAACGTCTGGAACGTCTGGAACCAATTTTATCTACTATTTACTCTTATATATCTTAATAAGTTCCAGAGTTCCAGAGTTCCAGAGGATATATGGGAAAAGTAAAAAACGAAAAAAAAGTTAATGGAAACTATGCGGAACTATGGAACCATCTGGAACTTTATGGCAATAAAATGGCGAGCACACTAAAAAAGCTTGAATGTGAAAAGTGTCAAAAAAAATTTTCAGGTAATAAAGTAGTTCGTGGTTATTCTGGCATTCAAGCAAAAATGGGTGTTTTGATGCCACCTTTTCCGACATAATTATGAAAACTCTTCTACCACTTCTACCTCTTCTACCTTATTTCCTTAATATTTACTCTTATTTCTCTTAAAAGTAGAAGAGGTAGAGGAGTAGAAGAGGATTATTAACATATTAGAAAACAAAAAATAAGTTTAATAGAAATGTCTTCAACCTCTTCTACTCTGCTACTTTTTGATCAAAAAGTGAGACAAAACTTACAAGAAACTTACAAGAATAGGCAAGAAAATGGATAACAAAAGATTACTACAAACGGCAGGGTTTTGGCTATCACAAGGAATAGCCGTTATTCCGATTATGTTTTTAGGAAAAAGGCCTGAAGTAGAATGGCTAAAATATACTGAGCAATTGCCAAATGGAGCAGAAATAAACGAGTGGTTTTATGGCAATTTGCACAATATTGGCGTTATAACCGGATGGAAGAATCTAGTTGTGATTGATTTTGATGTTTTTGCTCAGTATTTGGCCTGGAAGAATTGGTGTGAGGCGAATGGTGGCGATGCCCTGCGGGTAATGAAATCAACGAGGATTGTCCATTCGGCGCGTGGTGCTCATGTGTATCTGTATACTGAGCAAAAAGCAGAAAACATGAAATTACCTGGTGTGGATATATTAGCGGATAGGAAATATGTATTAGCGCCTCCAAGCATTCATCCTTCTGGTGTCCCTTATGAGATTGAGCATGATGTCCTTCCGGTGCACGTAGAAAGCCTAGAATGCGTTTTACCGGAAGAATGGCTAATTGATCGAATTGATGTTAAATCGTCAAAGAGTAGTTCTGCTTGCGTGTCAGGTGGTTTTGGAAGTGTTGATTTGCCGGATCCGTTTGATGCTATCGAAAATTTTGATTTCAGCAAGCGGAAAAGTGATAGTTTGATTTCTGATATTCGGATGCGGTTTCGAATTGAAGATTTCTTTCCAGATCGGAAGTCGACGGATCATGGTGCTGGAAGGTGGTTTATTGCCCGTTGCCCGTTACATAATGATCAGAATCCTTCAATGTCAATTGATGTTTTCAATCAGGTTTGCTCTTGCCGTGCAGGTTGTTATGGGAGCAAGCCGTTGGATGTGATTAATTTATTTGCGAAGATGAATGGGATAACAAATTCTGAAGCTTTGGTCCGGCTTCAGCAAATGCTTTGATTATTTAAGCGGAGGAATATGGAAGAAAAAGATATCAAAGAAGTTGATCGGATATTAGAGAAGATAAATCGATCAGAACGCAAGTACGGTGAAATCATTCTTGTGGTGAAGAATGGTGAAGTACGGTTTATTGATTTTCGGGGGTCGATTGATGTATTCGAGGATTTGTTTCCCGGAAGAACAATCAATCCGTTGGGATAGATGGCGGATTGTATGAGGCAAAGATTAGGATTTGTATTTGAGGATTGTCTACTGTTTGTTGTGGTAAGAAGTATTGAATTAATGTTATAATTTTCAATAGAAAAATTTATTACTTCGGGCCCTCAGAAAGGCGAAGCTGATTGAACCGTGAAAGCGGGAATATTGGTTTCGCCTTTTTTTGTTTTGGTTTCGAGAAAGCAGAGGATAAATCATGGAGTGGAATGTTATCATCTCGACAATTTTGCAGAAGGTATTGGAATTTACATTACCGATTGTTGTAGTGTCGATCGTAAGTTTTTTGGTTGCAAAAGCACGCGAAGTGTGGGAAAAAGCAAAAGCAATCAACCCTAAAATGACAGATTATTTAGAGCAGGCTGCTAATCTTGCAGTGGTAGCCGCAGAACAGGCCGGAGCCGCTGAATTGATTGATGATAAGCGAGAATATGCCTTTGGAATTGCAAGGAACTGGCTGAAAGCGAATGGTCTAAACTTGGATCCCGATCTGATTTATGCTGCAATTGAAGCAGCTGTTTATCAGGAGTTTAACAGCAATAAAATAGCCGAATAGCCGAGGGTTTATGAATCTTGTAGAGATTATTAGTGCGGCATTTGGGGGCGGGGCAATCGTAGCAATTATTAATGCGATTGCAAATCGGGGAAAAACAGGAGCGGAAACGCAAAAGATGACTGTAGAATCGATTGCTTCGTCAGCGCAGCAGATGGTTTCAGCAGCTCAGACAATGGCGATGGTTTCGGAAAAACAGATCAGCTATTTGTCGGAAAAAGTTTCGAAACAAGAAGAAAAGATCAAATCATTGGAGGCACGATTAGCGGCTATGAACAAAGATATGAATACAAAAGACGAGACGATCGTGCGTTTGCAGGAAGAAATTAAGCAAAAAGATATTCAAATCTCTGTTCTTCAAAAGCAGGTCAGCGATTTGACCGAAAGGATCCGTCACTTGGAAGGGAAGAACTCGTGCTAATTGTCATAATCGCTATAGTGATTTTTATCATATCTGTTTCAGCAATTGTGTTACTTAGGATGCGAATTATTGATGCGGAAGAGCGAGATGAGCAAAAGTATTACGAGGAGAAAACGAGATGGAAAAGATAAGATATCCAATTCGTAATGGAATTGTTACCCAGACGTTTGCAGAACATATTCAATATGCGAAGGAACATCCTGGCATTGCTTATAATGGCGGGATTGATTTCTATAGTAATGACAGAAATATTTACGCTTGTGCGGATGGGATAGTGGATAAGATTGGTTTCGATCCTTCTGGTTATGGCCATTTTATCAAGCTCCGCCACGCAGATTTTTATAGCTTGTATGCGCATTTGCTTGGCCAGCCTGTGCACAAAGAGGGTCAAACTGTGTGCTGCGGCGAGATACTCGGGACGATGGGTTATTCCGGGAACGTCCGGCCAGCTGGTCCGGAAGGGACGCATCTTCATTTTGAGACAAGACGACTGGACCAGGTCCCGTTTGATCCAGCTCCTTTTTTTTCGGAAGATATGCCGACTACAGAAAAACCGATCAGTGCAGATGTTAAGCGTGTTCGAGTAGTTGCGCCGCTGGTTCGGTTGCGTGCTCAACCTGGAATGAGCGGAACGTTTATCCGATTTGCCACCGGTGGCGAAGAATTTGACCTTACGGGAGAGATTGCCACCGAAAGTGGTCTTCCATGGCGCGAAGTCTGGTTGAAAGGGTGGATTGCTGAACGGGATGTAGATGGGAAACTGATTGAACCGGTGGAGTGAAATAAACAATGCTTAATGACCGACAAGAATTGTTTTGCCAGGAAGTTGTTAAAGGTGCACCTCTTAAACGGGCTTACATTACAGCTTACCCGCGAGCAAAGTCTTGGAAAGATACAACCGTTGATTCTCGGGCAAGCAATTTTGCGAAGAAACCTCAGATTGCTGCACGTATTGAGGAATTGCGGAAACAAGCAGCAGCTAATAGCGCAATCACTAGGGATGAAATTATTGCAGAGCTCAAAGCGGTTGGATTTGCGCAGACAAGCAAAAAGATTATTCCGCGAGATAAAATCAGGGCGCTTGAGGTTATGGCGAAGATTCTTGGTTTTGATCAGGTTGAAAACGAACCAAGTTCTGTTGAGGACTTGACGATTATTGCAGAATTGCTTAATGTTTCAAATTCGGAGGAAACTTCTGATGCTGGTTGAACGAACGATTCCATTTGCTCCATTATCCCAAAAGCACCGGGATTATATCCTTGGTGGAATTGACAGCCGGATCAGTGTTGCCGAGGGCGCGATACGGAGCGGCAAAACTATAAATCATTGCATAATTGCCGCGCTGTATCTTGAGGGTTGCCCGGATAAAATTCATTTAGCAAGCGGATCTACGATTGGTAATGCAAAACTGAATATTGGAGTCTGTAATGGTTTCGGGCTTGAGAACCTTTTCCGTGGTCGTTGTAAGTGGGGAAAGTTTCGCGATAATGAAGCACTTTTTATCAAAACGCAAACTGGTGATAAGGTTGTAGTTTTCGCAGGCGGAGGGAAGGCTGATAGTTATAAGCGTATTTTAGGGAATTCTTATGGATTATGGATTGCCACCGAAATTAATGAACATTTTGATAGTACAGATAGCCGCACCAGTTTTGTAAAAGTGGCAATGGGCCGGCAGGCAGCTGCGCTCAAACCAATGACCTTGTGGGATTTGAATCCATGTAATCCGCAGCATCCGATTTATGAAAATTATATTGACCGGTATCGAAGTGAAAAGCTGGCAGGATATCAGTATCAGCATTTTACAATGGATGACAATCTAAGTATTTCCCCGGAAAGGCGAGAAGCAATCAAGGCGCAATATGACATCAATTCTGTCTGGTACCGCAGAGACATTTTAGGAATGCGTTGT